CATGTTGAACACGCTTGAGTAAACAGGCACAGCCTCAATACCTTGTTTCAATATTCCCGCAGCAATAGCCCCGGCAAAACGTCTACGATTCTTAAACTTGGCAGGGGTAGATAAACCCGCGTCTCTGATCCAACGGGAAATAGCATTAATGTTCGGCATACGCCTCTGACGGAACGGGCTAGAACCTGTGTGTGGCTTGACAGAATCTCTACCCTTAATACCTTCGTCGATGAACTTCAAGTGAGAAGGCATCGTGACATCTACGTTAATTTGCGCTTTCTTTCTCTTGACCGCACGATTATTGTAGGAGATTACCTTCTCGGCAGTTCGACCACTAGCCCTACGGGAATTACCCCGGCTATCCTTCATTGTGGCTAGATTATGAGAAACACGCTCTAAGGCATCGTCAATAGCCTCTGAGAGATACTTGTGTAGATTATCGAGATTGTTTGGCACGTCTTTCTTCTTCCTCCGCTAAGTGTATTTCGTAGTTGATCCAATTTAAAAACTCTAGTGCCTTCATCTCATACACCTCATCTATTCGGCAGTTGTACGTTTGCGCGATTTTCTTGAACCACGAAAACCACCGAAAAACTTGTCCAAAGCTATTTGAAGGCGGAGCTTCATCAGTTGAGTCCGCATCCTTAGAGCCAAATATCTTACTAAACAACTTTGCAGACGAAGCGAACGTCGCAAAAAAAAATCATGCACTCCACGAGCAATCGGGTAAGGCATATTCTCCCTGACATACTTCTCCTTCTCGTCAAGCGGCATATCTTTCTTCCACAAGAGAGCCATAACCCTATGCAGGGTGTTCTTACCGTCTTTAGTGGTAGTCTCTATATCGACAAGTTGCCCAGCAGACAGATCCTTAATATCACCTGTCAACTCATAACCATCCCACTCTTTCGGCACTTTCTTACTCGGAGAGGTGTCTAGGAATCGCCATTCCTTCGTGTAAGACTCAAAGTCGGACAACCCCATATTGTATAGCTTGTCAAAGTCCTCACCCATAGCAGCAGCGTAAATAGCTGCACGTTTAGCTATTGGATGTTCGTGTTTCTCAGCAGCAGAGAAGATAGCCTCTGCTTTCTCAATCGTTATGTCGTTCCAAGTTTTCATATTACTTTCTGATCTAGTGTTAGATATACTTTCTTCTTGTGATATTTCTCGTGCCACTCTTTTGCCTCAACCCAAGCCTTCGCAGCCTCTTGTTGTTTCATTTCTGCATAACCGAAGTCCCCCTCTGCATGGAAGTTGCCTAAGTGGTGCGCCCTCTTCCTTGGCATATAGAAACAATCATACCAAACTTGCACTCTACGGCAGAATGTCGCATCCCAATGCCCGTAGTTAGAGAACTCGTTTAGGTATCCGATCTTCTTGAACACATCGCTCCGTTGAATGGTCGCGCCAATAACAACATTGGTATCATCCACTTCTAACTCCACTTCATTCTTCTTGAATCGGTGTTTCTGTTTACTGCCTTCTAGCATCCACCCAAGCATACCAACTTTCGGTATCTTGCCAAACACATCCAAGGCATTAACTAGCCAATTCTCAGGGAGTAGGACATCGTTACCTAAGATGACAATAAACTCATAATCCAGGGTGTCGGCAATCATCCTATTGAGTGCATAGGGATTACCCATATTGTACTCATTAGCGGTGTGCTTCTTGGCAATCTTCTTACCCCACTCTATTGTCTTAGGGTCAGTACTTCCGTTATCTGTGATAAACAAATCAAAGTCTACCCCTGCACGAGCTATATTCTCCTCGGTACACATCGGAGTGATGTTACTCCGATTGATCGTATTCATTATTGCTGCAACCATACCATCATACTATGTTCTGCGCCGTCAATAACGTGCGAATAAACCTTGTCAACCTCTCTGCCCAACACCTCACTATACCACTCAGGGCTTCTACCTTCACAATGCCCACTCTGAATACGCTCATCCGTACACTCGTATAAAATCACGCACTTATTCTTAGCGTACCTGTCCAGTATCTCCTTAACCACATCTTGCGGGTTATGCTGTAACACACAATTAGTGAAAAGCGTGTAGTAACCATACTGAGTCTTAGATGTGGTGTAATCATGCTTTGGGTTCTTCCTCTTAGCTATCTCAATCGCTTTCTCCATGTGGTCGTACCCAATATATAGGTCAGGGTGAAACAGCTCCGAGTAAGCCCCTGTACCACAGCCAAAGTCCAAGACAGTTCCCATTTGATTCGTAGGAAATCCTGCCTTCAAGAACTCCTTGCGGATCTTGTGCGTTTCGGGTTGGTACTTATTGTTTAACCAAACAGTATTGTCACCTGCCTCGTTGTAACGCTTAGTCCAGTATTCTTTTGGGTCTATGATTATCATCCGAATTTGTATCTACCGTAATTTGCCCTCTTTAATGCTCCTAATGCCCAATAACGAATAGCATCAATCCCGTGATTCCATCCGTCAATAGGATCTTGGGTTGCTTTGCCATTTCTGTCCTCTTTCCACTTGTACATTCTAAACTCTGAGACTAAGTTGGAAGAGCTTTCGTGAATATACAGCTTTTTACGTTTAAGTAGGTCTATCCCGCCTCGGATAGAGTCTCTACCCTTACCCACGCCAATGATGTTAAACCCTCTGCCTTTGATGTGATCCACAAGCCTTGGGTCTGCTTGGTCGGCATAGATAATGTGATGTCTGTCAACCTCATTCTCCATTAACATCTCACAGATCGAGTCTCCCGACATCTTGTTGCGGTAAAACACCTCCTTGAAGTACAGGTCATCACCACGACTGTAAACCTTGATGAGCGCAGTAGGGTCAACGGAATAACCGAAGTCCATACCATACCCTACAAAGTCCGCATCGGGTGGAATGTAGTCTGTAGTGCTGTGAGACGGGAATACAAGGTTACCTACCTCTGCCCTCTCTCCGAGTCCGTATATCTTCCAATACGCCTCATCAGTCTCCATCAGCTTCTCAATAACTTTTACTTGCGCCTCCGGCAACCAAGGGTTATCAAGGTATGTTGTCTTATGGAAGGCACAGTCGGGATCGTCTATGATCAAGTCATATATCCAATGATACGCCTCGGACGGGTTGTAGTCCATAATGATGAACTCCTTAGTACGGAAGTCTAACTGACGATACGCATCTAAGCTGATCTCGTTCGCCTCATTGATAAAAAGCACATCCCTCTTGCCTCCACGAATCTTCTGTCCACTATCCACGGCAAGAAACTGAACGGTGTTGCCAAACAGCTTATACTCCCAATTAGTCTTGTTGTGATACTTCTCCTGGTACTTCCCCGTATTCTCCAATATTTCAAAGAAGTCGCGCATAATAGTGTTACGTAACGTAGGAGACGTATTACGGGTTATGGTTATCAGTCTGCCATTGAACTTATGGCAATACCAAAAGATTAGCCAAAGGAGAATATTGTATGACTTTCCCGATCTAGTTCCACCCTGCTGTACACAAAAACGCTTCTTACTCTGATACGCCTTTGTCAGTTGCGGGTATATCTTGTTTACCTCGACTTCTTGCATCTACAATCGTTACTTTTACCTCTTGGTCGGTGTTCTGCTCAACATGACGGGAAGGATCTTTGCCCCAGTTGTTCTTGATGTTGAACATAATGCCCTGTGCGTGTCCTTCCCCGTTAGCGAGTCCGTTCTCAAGAGTACTCAAGCAACTCTCACGAACAAATGTCGCAGCATCATATAAAGCCTTCGCTCTCTTGAAGTCGTAGGCGTTGTAGGATTTGTTGTCAGGAGTGTCCTCGTACTTCATTATCCATTCTTTGCTGCACCACCTATCAAAAGTAGTCCGAGCAACCTTGAGGTATTTGTTTACGAAGTAGCCCAAGTGAGGCACACGCTTCTTGTTGTAATCGACAGCCCCTCTAGGAGTAGGAAATTCAGCCCTAGCTGTTTCCATGTCAGATACATACTTCTCCCAATGGTTAAGCAGTCGCTTACCTGTCATTTTCCATTTGCCGTAGTTGCCGTTCTTTTTGGTCATATTAGTTCCCTTACTTGATGTAGTATCTCATCCATTCTGTCGGCATAGAACTCATCGAATGAACCCTCACTACCCCTAGACTCCCATAGTCGGAATATGGTTTGTCGTAGCTTGAGGGATTTAGTCTTGGCAGTTCTAGCTTTGAGCTTATCCAAGTCCTCAAGTTCAGTAGCGGTAAAAGGCTCTTTCTTGATAGCGAAATACACAAACTCCCCACCAAGTTCCCCAAGCTCTCGCTTAGTGGACGTAGATAGTTCGTTAGTCTCCACAGTAACCTGTGCGCTATGATCTTTAAGCCAACGTGTGAAATTAATGAATCCACCTGTTAATATCATCTTCTATATATATAAGTGTTTGGTAAGGAATCTGTCAACAGCAAGGTCGTGATTCTCGTAAGCATACTCTGTGTTTACTCCCGCATTCTTGCACCGCTCTTTAAGCGTATTCTTCCACAAGGCAAGGGTAGGCACATTCATAGCACCCGCAGCATGATAAAGCCCCGTATCGTTTGCAATAACAGCTCTAGCACCATGTATGTAAGATAAAGCTAACCGCATATCTCCTACCACAAACTTATCTGCCTCATACAAATATGGACACCGATCAAAGTCCTCTTGAGAACCCACAGCGATAGTCCTACATTTCTGCATAGCAATCATGTAAGGACTAGCACCGGGGTCTTTGGATTGAACATATCTTTCACTTGTGTTCCCCGCACCATTCACAATGACGATATATAAGCCCTCTTCTACGGGCGGTGGGGTATCTACATAGGTGTGGTAGTATTTGTTCCATATCCGACCTGTGAGGGTCTGAAATATGTATTCATAGTCAGGTCTGTCGTTCGCTTGATTGGTCATGTTACTACCAAACATCCTGGTTTTACCCGGACGGTAAATATGCTCTATGAACGGGCAATCAAGAAATGCCTCTTTAACGTAGTCTGTCCGAAACAAGACAGGAATCTTCATTCCCCTCTTCTCAGACAGATACCGCAGAGTTGGGGTGAGGTGTATAAAGTTGCCTAGAGCAAAGTCGGGGTGTTGTTCAACATATTCCAAGACTCTCATTAGTCCTCCCATTTCTTCCTGTTTTCCTCTTTCCAATACTCAAGCATTCTCTTGCAGCAGCGCAAAAAACACTTACCACAATTTGTGAAGTCAGGTGGATTATCCCTAAAGGTTATTTGATAGAACTTACGGAGCGTTTGCACCTCTTCGTCTGTTCCTTGCCACCCTGCACCCTCTTCCACGAATAGTCGTACTCGTTTACGTGTTTCTAGTTTAACCGGAACATAGTTCGGGTCGTGTCTCTTTCTACGATTGTGTAGGATCTTTCTTACTGACATAATGATTCTAATGATTGTAGTCTGATTTTATTTACATCGTCCATCATGTGATGAGCGAGGATGTC